ACGATATAATTTACCATCAGTAGTATTAAAAACGCTACTAGTAGACTTTGTACTAGGTACGCTGGTTACTAAGGTAACTGGTTCTAAACCAGTAGCAAATTTAGCAGTATTAATAGCACCGTCAGTAATTTGTGCTGTAGTAATTTGACCAGTAAGATCAGCAGTAGGTACTGTAGCTACATAACTAGTACCGTTCCAACGATATAATTTACCATCAGTAGTATTAAAAACGCTACTAGTAGACTTTGTACTAGGTACGCTGGTTACTAAGGTAACTGGTTCTAAACCAGTAGCAAATTTATCGGTATTAATAGCACCATCAACAATATTAGCTCTGCCAACAACATTGCCATTTAGTTTTAGTGTAGTACCATTAAAGCTAATATTTGTGGTAGGATTACCAAAAGCAAAATTACCAGTACTATAAAGAATACCACCAGCTGTTCCAGTAGTAATTGTATTATCAGTAGTATTTAAGGTGGCAGTTCCTGCTTTAAAATTACCACTAACTGTTAAGTTACCAGTATTCGCAGTAATTGCCTCTAGGGTGTCTACTTTAAAATAACTTAGGTAAGGAGTACTCCAAGTTGTTTCTGTACCGCCTGTGGGTGTTACACCATCACTTGTAAACTGTGCCTGAGTTCCGGTTACAGTTACTGGCGACTCTGACCAGTTGCTGGGTATAGTTCCTGCAGGAGTTTTAGCTGGAGTAGCTGGAATGGCGGCACTGTTTGCAGCCACTATATAAATTTTACTAATCGAGCCGCCGCTGATTCCAGCTTTTGCCTTAGTAATAATATAGTTAGCGTTATATCCAATACCGGCTTTTGTAACCGTTAGGGTAAAAGTCTCGCTGCCACTGGTCCAGGCATTACTAGAAGCCTGTGTAACTGTAATTTCACCAGTGCTAGTATTTACCTGAACAGTTAAACCATTTTTAGTGGTAGTTGCAGGTCCGTAGGTTACACCAGTAACTACTTTTGCACCGCCGTTATATAGTTCTAAGTAGTTTGTACCGGGTAGTGTATAGTCTGTGCCCACATTACTACTAGCTACTACATCCAGCGGACGTAACACACTAGCAACTAGTTGGTTATAAATTTTACTAAAACTAATTGAATTAGTGTAAGTTGCACCTAAAAATGTAAGTGTAGCTGTTACAGTAGCAAAATCGCCGGTAATACTTTCTGGTAAGATTACCACAGTATTTCCACTAGCAGTGGGATTAGGGCTAAGTCCGCTATAGCTAAAAGTTACTGTTTGTCCATTAAGAGCACCTACTAGGGTAGCAGTAACTAGTGATTGTGTAGGTTGAGCTACATTAGTAGCACCATACTTAAATTGTACGCTAGGCGCACTTAGGCTAATATAATTACTGCCAACTTGCAACAATCTAGGAGTGGTTGCTTGTAGTCGTAAATCTCTAGTATTTGTTGGTGTGGACATTTATACTAAAACTCCTATTTGAACTAGGCCGGTAATCCAGTCTCTGGTAATGCTAAATACTAGGCCAGTTTTTCCTGCAGTTAGATTAAAGCGGTTAGATTTAATTGTTACAATGTCGCCTAGTTGTACAAAAATAAGCTCTGGTAAATAAGTTGCTGTGATCAGCAATCGTTGTACGCCCCATAAACCCAAGCGTTTAGTAACTTCTGCAGTTGCGGCTGCCTCAGTAATTACTAAAATATCTTCTTGGGCAACATCACCAGTTTCACGATACAAATTTTTATTAGTATCATTACTACCAGTTACTACTAAGTATTCATCATCAAACTTACTAGCTGGATTTAAACCAGCTGCAACAGTTTGTTGCAAAGTATAGTTTTTGCAATAACCTAGTTTAACACTGGGTTTTACCGGAAATAATTGACTGATACTTAGGCTGCCCACAACCATGTTATCATCACTAAGTGTATACTTTGCAGTACCACTAGGTACTTTTAGCTCAACTAAGCGCAGTTTACTAGAACTAATATTACCACTATTGTCTACGTTTATACTAGGGCAAACAAGACTAGCACAAACGCTTTTGGCCAGTTGATTGCATACATCTAGGGCATTTATTCTGTCTGGGCAGTAGATACCCACAGCACTAGTATTGGTAAAACTAGTAAAATCAATTTCGCTGTCAGTAAACCTGCCACTGCTATTTCCGTAATTTTTAACTATATTAGTAATAATGCCTGGAATAGTATTTGAGTAACCACCAGTAGCATTGCCCTGCACGCTACAAGTAACCGTACCACTAGGATTAGTTAACAGTGTTACCAGTCCCTTAGTAAGATTTTCAGTAATGCTAATAGGCACACCATTATCTCTGACTTCAACCACGCCACTGATTGGCCCGTTGTTTACCATGTAAACATTGCCAGTATTATTAGTACTGCCGTTATCTACAAACAGTGGTTGAATGTTAAAACACTCACCAAATAGTAGTGGTAGTAGTGTTTTTTGTGCTGTGTCTATCAACTTTTGGCTATAGGTGTCGGGACTATCCGCCAGCGTAGTTTCTGTTAGCGAATCGTTTAGGCGTTGCAATTTGTCTAGTAGTAACAAACTTAATTCATTTTCACTGTTAGCAGTCAGCTCTTGCACTAATCCATCAAAGATTAATGCAAAATCTGATTTAGGCCAACTAGGGTCGCCCAAGTAAATTTTTACTGGGCGACGATTCCACACATAGTTTAAAAATTCATCATTAACACCATAGGTATTAACTAGGCTTAAGCTACCAAAACTAGTACTAATACTACCGTCTGCGGAAAGTGATTCGCTAAAGCTAAGTCCACCTAAAACGCAAGCGTTATAGGTAGTGTCAGCACTGCTATAGGCTACAGTAGAGAGATTTAAGGTTGTGGGAGTACCTGCAACCGAAACCTCACTTACGTCTACTAGTGTACATTTAATGTGACTTGGCGTTTTAAGCCAAGCCACCATTTCACTTACTGTTTTCATTTTACCGCGGCCTTAATACTAAACCTGTTAAATGTGTTGCCCTCATCAAGAGCATCCACAATTGCTTCAGTGTTACGATCTGTTGCCGCAGCACCTAGCGCGGCGCCATCGGCTACTACTTGTTGCAATTCAGCTATATTTTGGTTAAGTGATTGAATTTCTGTTTTTAAATCAGCAATGGTTGTTGCTATTGCTACTTGATTAGTTGTTCCTGGCGGAACAAAATTATCTGGTGCTGTAGTATAGTATTGTGTAGGTATGCCATTAACAGTAGCTGTAGTACCAGTATTAGCAACAGTATTAGCAGCAGTGCTAGTTATAGCTGCAGTAGTTCCTGTATTTGTAGTTGCTGCTGTAGTTGCTGCTGTAGTTGCGGCGGTAACTGCTGCACTAGTTGCTGCTGCATTAGCAATTACTAAACTACTCTGAGCCGTTAAATACTCGTTTAATAATGTAACAGTTGATTTAGAACTAGCGTCAATACTTTGCAAGAAAGTATTGCTAGTTTTTACTTCTTCTAGTTGCAGTTGAGCATCTGTAAGTTGTGTGTCTAAACCAGCACCCACATTGCTAATAATATCCAGTACACTATTAAAATCAACCGTATACTGTGCACCACTAGCATACAGTTGACGAGATAAGCCCAAGAATTTATCAGTAGCACCAGTTAGTTTACCAATTGCAGTATTTCTAGCTTCTATTTCTTGTGGTGTTGTAGCAGTAGTATTAATTGTAGTTAATAATGACTCTACTTCACCTTTAGCCTTAGCGTACTGTTCTGTTGCTGTTAGGGTAGATTTATCACCACTTATTAGTGCTGTTTTATAATCAGTAAGACTGCTAATTTGCGATTTAAGCGTTTTTGTAGTATCTTCTAGTCGGCTAGCATAAGCTTTTGCTACTGTGTTTAAGTTTTCTTGTGCCCAGATTTGGCGTTGCAGCGCACGATTAGTAGCATCAATTTTAGTAATGTCTACTTCTCGCCACTTTTTAGCAAATGCCTCAGTGCTCATAGTAAGTTCGTCAAGTTTACGTTGTAAACCTTCACGCTCATCACTAACTTTATTAGCTGCGGCTTCTGCTGCTGCGGCAACTTTGTTAAATCCATCAGCAATATCTAATAATGCTACATAAGTTTCTTCGGTAGATTTACCAGCACGACCTGCCGCTGGATCAAAAAGGTCAAAGTTTTGAATTAAACCTTTAAGTTCTTCACGACTAATATTAGCACTATAGCCTAGGTCAGTTAAACCCTTTTTATAAGCTGCGGTAATTGGTGCTAGGCGCTCTTCTTCAGTTAAAAAGTTTGTTCTAAAGTTTTCTACTTTATCTAAAAACTTATCTAAACCACCACTAACATTAGCTAATGCTTCAGTAATGGCATCACTTAGTTTACTAGCAATTACTGCGGTATATTTTCCTACTGGAGTATTAACACCGTTAATCATAACAGTAGTATAGAAACTTTCTACTTGCTTGCTAATACTAGTACCAATATTTTTAACAGCTTGGTTAATCTTAGTGTTAGTGTCTACTACTCTGACTACAGTTTCCAGCATGCCCTCGCCAAATTTTGCAAACTTTTCAAATTCGCTAAATAGTGTTAGGCTTGCGTCGTCTAGTACCGCGCTAATTACAGACTCTAGTTGTTTGGTAAAGTCCTCACCAGTTAAGCCGCGTAAGGAAACTAACTCATCAACACTAACGCCACCCATAGCCCGTTCAATTTCTTGTGGTAATTTACCAGCTTGCTCGCCAATACTGTAGAGCAGGTCACCAGCATAACCAAAAGCGGCTCGTAAGGATGCTGCAGCCTTAGGGTCGGTAATACCTAAATCTTTGTAATTAGTTCCTACGGTAGTCTTAGTGCTAGCACCAAGTCCAAAAAACCCACTACTTTTTGTAGTAGTGCTTACAACTTCAAAAGTATTAATTACGCCACCACCAGCTTTTGCTAGTTCTAAGAAAGTTCCTTTTAATTGTATACCACTATCAATAATGCTTTGAGTTGTTGATCTACTAAATAATCCGCCAATGCCTAAAAAGCCGCCACTAGTATTAGTACCTTCTACAGTATTAAACATACTGCCGCTTCGTAAACCTTTAACACCAAACAGTGATTGTGCTGATTCTGTTAATGCGTCACGAAGGCTCTGTAAAGCCCTAAGCATTTTATTATCATAGTCTAAGCCGTCAACGCTGTTTTTAGCAATTAGATCAAGAGATTTTGCAATTGATTCGCTTTTTGCATTTTCGTCGCCAAAAACGCCGCGACGAACTTGTACCTTTTCACCAGTTTCGGCGTTATAACCCATGGCAGTGCCCTGAGTTTCTTGGCGTTGGGCTGCAGTAACTCCACCAAAACCAGTTGGTTTTTTACTAAATGCACTGCCTAATAGTGAAGCAACTATTGCAGCCATTGCTCCACCAGCAATAAAATTAAATGGTGTAGGCAAATCTTTCATTGCATTAATAATAGCTTCTGTACCTTTAGCACCAGAACGTGTAGCGCTTGCACTTACGCTAACGGCAGTAAGACCGAGTTCCCCAGCAACTTCTGCTGCTAGAGTAGCTAGTTTAACTACCATCATTGCTTTTTCAAATGCAGCAAACACTTTGTGTGCAGCTGTTTTTTCTTTAAACATCATTTTAGCAGCACTGGCACCTTTAATTGCAGTATCTAAGTCTAACTTTTGTTGTTCTTTGGCAAATTTCTTATTAATCTGAGCAGATTTATTTTTTAAATCTTCCTCGTCATTAGCGCTTATTTCAGCTATACGAAGTTCTGATTCGCGTTGTTTGTTTAATTTTTCCTGTTGCTGCGAATTATTAAGAATAGCAGTACCTATCTCACCAATTGATTTAGCCAATTGCGGAGTATTACCTCCCATATTAGCAAATAAACTATTAAGTGTTTCAGTTGCTCTATTAGATTTTTGCAATTCCTCTGTTTGTTGAGCTTGCAATATATTTTGTTCGCCTTGCAATTTTAACAAATATAAACGAATATCAGCTTCACGACTAAGTGCTAAAAATTTAAAATCAGCTAACTCTTGTTCTTTAGCTAATTTTTCTTTTAGAAAATCTAGGTCATTTTGAGCCTGTATTTGAGCAGTTGTTTCAACAGGTGGGGGTAGCATTAATGAGCCAGCTTTGCCATACTTAAGATTTTGTTCATCTTCAGCGGCCTTGTTTGCAATATCTACCCGTTTTTGAGCTTCTGCAATTTCTTTTCTAATATTTGCTGCCCTATCTGCTGATTCTTTACGCAATTTATTTTTTTGATCTTCTGTGTCTGCTCTGCCTTTTTCTAAATCAACAATAGATTTTAAAGTCTGATACTCTTTATCTGTTATAAAACCTAAAGTTTTTCTAGATTCTAATAACATACTTTGAATATTTAAACGAGATTGTTCTTTAGTTGTAACTATTTCTAGTTTTGTAAATTCTAAATCTCTAATATCTTGTTGACGTTTATACAGCTTATTTTGTTCTTCAATAAAGGCTTGAAGTTCTGCTGCATATCCTACACGTAATTTATCTTGTTTTGCTAATCGTTCAGTTGTATCAACAGTATTAGTTAGTTTAATATCAATTTGTTCATAATCTTGAACAAGAGCGTCTACTAACAATTTAGCATCTTCAAGAGCTTTATTTGGTACAATTATTACTCTACTAAGATCAGTCTCTTCTGTAGTACCAGAAATATCTTGAATTTGAGCTTCTGCCTGTTTTCTTTTTTGATCTTGTTCAATTAGTCTTACTTTTTCTTTAGCATCTAATAATTTTTTCTCTACATCAATTCGTTGTCTACTTGCAGCTTCTGTTGCTGCATCTATTTTAACTTGCCTATCCTGTTCTATTTTACTAATATCTTGTCGATTCTTTTCTAGAATATATTCTTTTTCTGTAATTAATAGGCCTGCTTTTCTACGTTCAAGATTGCTAGATTCAATATCAAGAGTAGACTGAGCAAGTTCGTTTTGTAATTTACGAACATTATATTGCATATCTAATTCAATTACAGCTATCCTAGCATTTCTAGCCGTATTAGCTTCAAACTTTCCAAGATCTGCTGCCTGTATAACAATATTTTTTCTAGTTTTAGTTTCTTGATTAAGTTGTTTATTTGTTTCAGTTAATTCATTGCCTAGACGTTCTTGAGCATTAACTGCACGATTAATATTTGCTAAAGCTTCCTGATTAAGACCCTTACTTGCCATCCATTTTTTAGTATTTTCATCGATGATTTTTTGTTGTGCTTCTAGTTCTTCAGTATTTTTAGCAGTAGATGTTTTTAAATCATCAATTAATTGACGATCAAGTTTTTGTAAATCTGAGATACTTTTTTCAGCTATAAACTCTTGTTCAACTATTAAGCCTAAACTTTGGCGAGCACTTAACACTTCTTGTTCTAGTGCTAGTGCACGATTTGTCATTTGAATACGAAACTCTAATGCTTTTTGTGCTTCCGCTCTATCTGCTGATTCAATTCTATATTTTCGTTCAATAATATCAATTTCATCTTGTAAATTATTCAACGTAATTTGACCAGCTTGTGCAGTATCATCGTTACCTTGTCTACGAGCTATTTGAATCGCAACACTTCTTTTTTGAACAAGCTCAGCCTGTTTTAGTTTTTCATCTTCTTTTCGAACCTCAGTAGCACTCAAAGTATTTATCTCGACTTGTAAACCTATTCTTTCGGCTTCTTGTTCATTATCCAGTATACTTATGTCTAAATTATCCCTTCTTAGTCTTTGTTCTGCAGTTAATTCACCATTAAGTCTTTTTTGATTTTCAAGTTCAGCCCTCTGTGATCTTTCTCTATCTGCAGTTCTTTTGAATTGTTCAGCAGCTTCTTGACCGCGCGCTCTAGCTACATTAATAGCACCTTGAATAGTTATAGCTTTAGCACTTGCTTGTAATTCATTAAGTTGATTTACAAGATCAGTTGCTCGATTAACGTCACTTTGAGTGTCTATTACAGCTTGTTTAGCTTCAGGAGTAGAACCAGCAGACGTTAATGCTTTTTGTAGTATTACTGGATTTTTACTAGTTAATATAGCTTCTTTAATACTTGTAATTAAAAGAGAATTTCTTGCAGCATCTTTTTGTTCTGAAGTTGATTTATCGCTAGTAAGTACTCTTTGTGCAGTTTCTTTTTCTATACTTAATTTTAAAAGTTGATTGCTTTTTATTAAGTCTATGGTTGCTTCGACATTTTTTATTTTTATTTGTAAATCTTGTTTAGCTAAACTTGTTTCTTGTTCAGCAGCGCGCGGACCAGTAAATAAACTACTATAAGATTTTCTAATAGTTTGTTCTTGTCGTACTAATGATGCTTCAGTTTCAGCAGCCAATGCCTTACCTGCTGCTCTAAATCTTTCCAAGGCCATTGCCTGTACAAGCGGTGCAGCTAATACCACCCCTCGCTCTTTGGCTTTTACTAATTCTTCTTGACTATATTTAATAGATGCTTGTAAACTATCTCGTTCACTTCTGCTTAAATTAGTATCAGCTAATTTTGCTTGTTTTTCTCTAATATTTGCTTCTTGCTTATCTATTTCTGCATAGACTTCTTTAATCTTATCGCTTGATGCCATCAGCATATTAAAAGTTTCAAGCTCTAAAAATCCACCTTTACTAGGGTTTTCTAATAGCCCCATTATATTTTTAATAGCCATTTCCGGGCTTTTTAATTCTTGCAATAATTTTCCAGCACTTGCCTGCAGTTGCTCGGCAAATTTAGTTAGTGGGCTAGATTTTGAAAAAGATTGAGCCAATTCATTATAGGCTTTATCAGTTGCTTTAAAAGCATCTTCTACTTCTCGTACTCTACTAGCGCTTTCTTGATGTGTTTTATTAAGGTCTTTTGAGGCAGTATCAACCTTTTTAACAGCAGCCTTATATGACTCAATAGTCATACTATCTATGCTTTTATTAATTTCAGCAGCACTAGTAGCCCCAAAAATTTCATTAATTTTTTCTAAGTAAGCTTGTTTTGCTGGGCCTTCGTCTGAGCTTGCAATAATATCTGCAATTGCAATGCCTATTTGTTGTCCACTAGTACTTTTTAAATCTTTACCAACAACTGAAAAGGCCCCATCCCAGAACTTATCCCAAGCACCTGCGGCTTTATCTACAGCTAAAAGTGCGTCAATAGTTTTAGTTATTCCTTGTGTGAGTTCATTTATAGCTGTAGCACGTGCTAATGTAGATTGAACAGCAAATTTTCCTAATGGATCTAATTGACTAAAACGTTCTAACACAGCGGTAGTATTTTTTGTAGTGGCTTTTAATTGATCTAATCCTTGATTAAACTTATTAGTTTCTTCTGAATTTTTACTAAGCCAATCATTTAATAATCCAGCAACTTGTATGCCTATTCCTACTGCCGCCCCCCAGGCACCAAAAGCATTAACTGCAGTACTAATTTTTCCAGTTAAAATAGCAAAACTACCTTGTACATATGTAGTAGCTTTTCCTAAACCAGTAAGATTAGATTTTTTAATTTCTTCATTTAATGCACCAAAAGCTCCACGTAAAGTATCCACACTGCCAGCATATCCGGCATTAGCAATAATATTACTTTTAGTTACACTTCTTTCAGAATCTAATGCGGCTTTTGCTGCTTGACCACGAGTAGTTGTTAAACTAGGATCTTTTTCAAGTTCGGCTCTTGCTTTAGCCTGAGTAGCCATTAATTCTTTTTCGGCTTTAATATGCCCTTCTAAGGCAGTAGCATATTCACTATGATATTGTGCTGAAGCTGTTCTGCCTTTATTTAATTCTTCTTGAGCCTTATCCCTTAATTTTTGAACATAACCTTCTTGTTCAATTTCTTGGGCACTAGCTTGCGAAACTTTATCTAGCAAACTACCTTTTCTAAATTTTCCTTCTTTTAATGCCTTTAATCGCTCCTCTGCATCTGCAGCAATATTAACCTCTTTATCAGCACGTTTAGCAACTTCTTCTTCTATTGCTTTACTGCGTGCTTTTTCAGCAGCAATAGCGTCATCCTTTCTTTTATTATTCCAAAATGCGGCTTCTTCTGCAGACCGTCTAAGACTTTCTCTAAAATCAGTTATAGCTGGTACTGCTTGTTTGAGTAAAAGTGCAGCAAGTGCAGCTACAGTGGTATAAAGTGCAGTTGGACTACTTGCTAATAGTGATACAAAAGGTCCAATAACAGTGTTGGCCACTTCAGCAATTTTTTGGCCTACGTTAGCTAGTGCAGCTGCTAGTTGATTATAAGGATTTACGTCTAATTTAATTTCACCAAACTTAGTATTACTTTGATCTAAGGCAGCATTTAAAAAGGCTTGACGACGCTCAAATTCAGTAACTTGACCAACAGTTTTACCTACACTTAGTGCATACTTTTGTACAACATCATCGATTTTTAAGAATATGCCCAATTCATCAAGCAATTCAGGTTCTAGTTTAGTAACAGCTCTAGTTAATCTAGTAACTGCATCAGCTGCGTCTAGGCCAAGTGCTTGTGCAATTTTAGTACCGGCTTTACCAATAGCTTCTACTTGCATAGAACCAAAACCAGCACTAGTAACCTGTGCAGTTACTTTCATGCTTTCACGAAAACTAAGAGCTCCTTGTGTTACTTCTGTTAAACGTTGACTTAGTGCACCTAGAGCAACTCCACTTACTGCCCCCAGTTGTTCTAGACCACGAACCATGTTTGTGGTATCTTGTGCGGCTTTTAGTGCATTAAATGCAGCAGTTGCAGCATATAAATTAGCAGCATAGGTAGCATATAGGCGAACTAATCCACCCAAACCCTCAGATTGTCTGGCAAAGTCTCTAGCACTTGATCCAGTACCTCCGGCTGTACCACGTAAATTAGTGTACTCTTGAACCTGCATGCTAGGAGGTTTAGCGGCTTGGGCTGCAGCACGACTACCAGCAGTACCAGCAGTACCAGCAGTACCTGCAGTAGCTGCAGTAGCTTTACTAGCGGCTGCTCCTGCCTCTTTTGCGGCGTCCCTGAGATCATTGAACTTTTTAACTGTTTTATCTGTAGTACCACCATCGGTAACACTAACAATAAACTTTTCTTCTGTAGCCATTATATCTCCTAATAGCAACTTACTGTGCGCTACGCTAAAATTATAGGCAGGCTTTTATAACTTTAAAACGATTATAACACAAGGGCATGAATTTGTCAACTGTAAAATTTACAGCAATAAAAAAGCCCTAGTAGAAAATCTATTAGGGCTTTTTGTCTAGCTTTGCTTTTATTTTTTCACTAATAATCTTGCCTCTGCAAACATCCATTTCTTGCAAGAAGCCGATTGCAAGCAAGTGCTCGCACTCATCTAAGTTGTACAACTTAAATAGGCTAAATATTAAACTGTAGTCTTTACCTAAATAGTTACCATTCATAGTATCCCATATATCGGGCAGTATTCTGTATATTAAAAAACACTGTATTACTAGTTCAGGAAAATCTTCTATTTCTATAGGTATTTCGGATTCAACAGGCTCCGTGCCCATCATCTCACAAACTTCAAAATACTGCTCCTTAGTCATACTAACTTCAGCATTTTGATAGTAATTACTAAGACTACTGTTTATGTTATTTACTTGCTCGTAGAAAAGTTTCCCAAGTCTGTTACCTGTTCGCTAATAAACGCGTCAAAGTTACTGGAGCTTTTCATTAATTGCAGTGCATTTTCTTCGTTGTACTCAAGTTCTGCGTCTGCGTCTTGACCAGTAATGTCCACTGGTGCGAGTTGTTCTAGATACTTAAGTTTAAGTCCAGTCCAACCTTTGATGCTGGCCTTGACATATAATTCTAGGAAAAGATCGTCATTAAGTTCTTCAATGGGCTGACGATTTTTAAATACGGTTTTAGTAGCCTTTTTGCGAATGTTTTGCAAAGTTTCACGAGATAAAAATGCAATCTGAATTTTAAAATCAGGCATTCCGGGATACTCGACTTCAAGCGGCTTTGAGGGAACTAATAGTGTTTTTAAGGAAAAAGTTGACATATGTACCTATCATATTTAAGAGATAAGAAACTGGACCGTTAAGTCCAGTTTCTTTGTTTGCGAATCAATAATTGGTATCAGCAACGTAATAGCGAACTTCCAACTCATTATCTGTACCAATATCAAAAGAGGTACTAGTATAACCTTGAGCAGTAAATCCGATAGTTGTTGAAATAACCTGTTCCGTTGCAATTGTAGGAATCTGCAACACAACTGCGGGCATAAGCAAATCAACACGAGTTGTAGCAGCAGATGTACCACCAACGCTTAATTTTAAGTTGTATGCTGGATTAACATCTGTAATACTAGCTGTAAGCAGCGCGTTGTAAAGTGCCGTTGCACTGCCTGAACCAGTACGCAAGTAAGCATTAATACTACCACTAATAGCACGTGTACCTGTAAAATAAGTAATTGGCTTATTAACAACACCCAAATTGCTGGGGGTTAGGTAGGTAACGTTATTAGCAATGGTCAAGCTACCGCCGGTAAGAGCAATGCTATAGTTAGTAGTGCTACCACTAATTCCTTGAGCAAGGCTAACCGTGCTTAGTTTATTGGCTAAATAGGCAGCTTGCGTATCTTTTAGGACTGCTGTTCCCACAAAAAGCGTATCGCTGCTAACTGCAGTTGCTGCAACAGTACCACTGCCGTTTGTTAGTGTGGTTTTACCAAACTGACGAATGGCGCTGGCCTTACCTGCCCACTGAATAGTAGCAATTGTATCTAAGCCAAAGTCCATGGTAGCTGTGTCCATAACACAGTTATCAATCACAAAGGTTGCATCATCCATACAGATAATCATACCAAAAGGCAACAACTGGTTTTTATTGGAGTTTGTAAGCACAGCACCGGCATAAACCGTTGTGCTAGCACCGGACTCGGAAGATGGAGCTGTCCAAGCTGCACCTGTTTCGCCAATATTAGCAGCACTAAACATTGCGTTCCACAAGTGACGCTCTTCGCAGTTAACTTGGCGTGTGCCAGCAGCTGCTTGACTATCGCGAGGACGAACATAAGTACTAAAGCTAAAATCAACTGGCTCTAGTGCGGTGTTAAAGTTACGCTGGCCACGATTAGGTGTACCACCGGCTTCATTAAGTGTAATTGTTTCTGTTGTTGTATTCTGACTAAAGCTTAGGCCATCCAACACCTGAATTTCATAGGTATCAGTAATAGCAAACGCAGTATTTCCAGCACCACTACCAGCTTTAACCACTCCGTAGCTATCAACTTTTGTAGTAAAGAATACCCTGGCGTTACGAATTAAATTAAATGCCATTTCTATTTCCTTTTTGTTAATGCTTTAGTACATGAACTAGACATTTATCTGTTGCTAGTACTTAGGCATGGTTGCTTACACGACCTGATATCGGACTTGCAAGTTAATCTCACCAACTGCATAAGGAGCTAGGAGACCCTCGTCAGTGGTAATCGACTGAATTAAAATTTCAGTTGTAGAATAATTATTAGTAGAGTCATAGATAATCTGGCGATTTGCATCTACACAAGTTTCTATATCCTCCAGCAGTTTTTCTAGTTGTTCACTACTAGATTCACCATGACAGTATACTTTTACTGCAATGCCTAGATATGCCCAAGCAAAGTTACCGGGATGATACTCACGCATTTCAGTACCAGGCGTTAAGTATACTGCTGGAAAGTCCTCGACTTCATCCCAGAATTTTAACTTAGCATATGCATTTTGAAACAGATTAACCTGATAAGGTTGCTGGCCATTAATCAGTTTAAGCTTTTCAGTAAGGGCTTTTATAATAGATGTTCTTTTACTCATATTAGTACCGCCCTTAATCTATTTTGTACTTTGGCTTGGGCAATTTCCCTGATTGATTTGCTTATAAGTAACTTGGGATCGCGTGATCGTGGCAACTCTTGTTTACCACCTTCACTAAATGTTCCATATGGATTACGCATATAGTTATAAAATGCTGTAATCATACCCGCTCTGCTTTCGCTTAGTCGTTCTACCTTAACACTTTCAGCAAATCTACCAGTACGCAAATTTAATATGTCTTTACGATTACCGGAACCCATATTTTGTTTAATTTGCTCAACTAACTGAGCATTAATTAATGTTTGTAGTCCTGTAAGATTAGTTGTCTGACTTAGAGACATACTAACTTTTGGGATTTTTACTTTAACAGGTGTTTCCGATGTAGAAGTTGTAGAGCTTTTAGACTTTTTAAGACTAGGAACTTTTAGATTTTTATTACTAGGTTTACCTAGTGGTAAACTGTCCTTGGACACTGTATATTGCTCTGCTGGCCTGTCTTGACCTTTAAATGCAGCCTTTAAACTTTTAGAAATTGCTGTACGAATAGAATCAGAACCAGAAGTATCTTTTAATACCTTAGCAATTTTGCCTGCTTGTGTTTTAAGTGCTAGTGCTAAAGCTTTTTCTTCGTCTGTTCTTTTTGAGCCTGCGGCGTTTATTTTATCAGCTAATGAATCAATATAACTACCAAGTGTAGAAATGGATTCAAATAGTTTTATTAATTCTTTTCTGAAATTTTGATTATTATAATCGCCCTCTATACCGCCCTTAACCGAGGCATCTTTAGCCGTTTGAGCTAATTTTTTAAGTTGTCTTGCGGCGGCACTTAACTTTCTACCAGCAGCTTGATTAGCTCTAGATATTTGTATTTCTGTGGAGGCAACATATGCTCCATCTTTTGATTTTGTGTGTACTCGCTTACTTGTTGTACTAGCAAGACTAATATTACTTAATAGATTACTACTTATTGCATCAGCCTGTGCCATTAGTGTTAGGGATTGACTCATACTCTCAATATATGTGTCCATACCTTTGCCAAAGCTTGCATCACCTAATTTTGATTTAACAGTAAGATCATATACATTTCCGCCTTGGACTTGATCTACTTCTAAGTCAAGAATTGTTGCAAATTTTGAATTAAAGATACCTAAAAAATGTCCTGCGTCAGTATTTGCATCAATAAATTCTGCTAACAACGGATTTTTTGTTGCTATAAATAGTGCAAATCTAGCATTAAACTCGCGATGTGCAACACCTTTTGCAATTAAGGCTTTTAAGTCGTTTTTGCCTGAATCAGCAGGGTCAATAATTAATCCACCTTCATATCTAGTACCAACAGTTTTATCACTAAATCCAATATTAGCTTTTGTTATTTCACCAAGATAGTTAATTTTATACCAAGCAATAAATTGATCAAAAGTATTTGGATTACCAAGTAACATTGCTGCTGCACGAGCTAAAGTTCTTATATCTTTTCCACTTTCTAAATATGCTACTACTAGTGGGTAACCCTTACTGTTTGGACCCTTTGCATATTCTGCTGCTTTAGTTTTTTTACCAAATATATCTTGTGCTTTACCTTTAGCACTACCCTCTCGAAATTCTTGAGCCAATAGGTCAAGACTTCGCTGAGTCATAATTCCTTCTTGATCTTTGTCAGCACCTAATCGAATTTGGCTGCCAAAAACTGAAATTTCTGGTAAGTCTGATATTTTTCCACTTTTAATGCTAGGATTTTTAACAAATTCTTCATTTACTTTTTTGCGTAAGCTACCCAGTATATGATTGACTACTGCATCGCTCATTTTGCTTACGCTCATGTGTAATCCGTCCTGTACTGATCTAGGACGCGACGAATGTGCGCAGGGAGTTGACTACTAGTAATATATTCAATTTGAGTTTTATTGGTACCTGGAGCACTATTACTGTGTACGCTCATATCGTTTTTACGATAGTAGGTAATTAAGTCCATAATACCAATTTCTAAGTCTTGCGGCGTATCATCATAGCCACCAGTATAAATTACGCGATAACCTTGCGTATAAATCGGAAATCCGCTAGCAGTTAAGCTTAGCACTGTGTCATCACGTTTAATCCAGTCTGCGTACTGCGTTAGTGCTGTCCAGTTTTGACCATAGTCAGTGCTATAAGACACACTAGTAATTGTATTAACTGGTGTTTCCGCTAAGATAAAATACTTTAGGTTGCCGTCAAAAATTTCTGTTTTTGCGTTTACAAAGTAGTCTACAAAAGTTCTACCACAATAACGCTTTACAAAATCACTTACGCGAGGAATAAGGGCATCAATCTCGGCATCATAATTGGTACTTTTAATTCCGGCATAGGTTTTGTAATCTGACCGTGTTGTTAAGTTTAGTCCCATATTTACCTCGTTTGTCTTTTACATAGACTCCAAGAAGCCCATGTAAAAGACAGGGCCTTTCAGCCCTGTCAGTAGTATGCAACAGATTAAGCTGCGTACTTGAGTGTAGCAACACCGCTACCGTAGTTATTAGTAACACGAACCATACCGGTACGCAAACTAGCAACCATGACGCGACGTTGTGTTTCCACCAACTCTTGTGTGTCGATACGCAGACCACGCTGATTACCAACCACAAAGTTGCTAGGAGCAACAGCAACAGCACCAAACGCGTTAAGAGCCTTGTCAGCAAACTCGCCAGTAACCAGCACAGGGCTGTTACCAATTTGACCAATTTGACCGGTCAACAAGGTAGCCTGAGGACCAACTTGGTTCATTGTTTGAAAAGTTGTATCTTCCAGCAAGTTGTAGTAAACATCGCTGTTAACAAGGAAAATAACGTCGGCTGGATCCAAGCCCCAAACGCCAAGGCCTTTACGCAGTGCACGCAGATTAGCAACTGTAACAACACCGCTAGCAGCCGAAACTGTGGTCAGTGTGCCAGAAGAATCATACGATGTAAGACCAGCAACAGGATCCGAACCCGAACCTGTACCACGCAAGAAAGCGCGGTCAACAGCACGAGCAACGCGACGAATCATAGCGTCACGAATCACAGGCATAATAGCGATAAGACTATCTTCCTCTTCTTCGTAAGCTGTGTACTCGTTTGTAGCCACTTTGTATGCGTTAAGAGTAATCTCTTTAAGCACATGAGGGCTGCCCTGACCAGGCGTACCAACACCAGTTGTAGTAGTAGCAGTTGTACCACCAGCACTATTGCTAGTACCAAACTGTGCGTTAGTAACCCACGAAGCCACACCTGCTTCTGGATTAACAGGAATTGTCATCACGTTAGTTTTCATTGCAATATTGCGGAATAGTGGCGCAACAACTAGGCGACGACGAACTTCTTGTTCCATGTTCAGGGAAACTTCTGTTTCCCAAACAGTAGTACCAGCAACGCCACCAACAGTCAAGCCTGTAGGCAAGTGTGCACCGGACTTCTGAATAAGATCGCTACCAAACTTAGTAGCTTCAACAGACTTACCAGCCATTTTAGCAAGTAGGACTGCTTTTTCTTTATCTGCATAACTAACAGCATCATTACGATTGTCAGTAAATTGCATACGCGACTTTTGAATAGCCTCAAGTTCATGAGCCTTTTCACGAAGTGTGGCCTCAAGACCTGCTAGTGCAGACTTGTGCGACTCTTCTTGTTGAGCAATGCGTTTCTCAATTTCGCCAAGCAAACGCTCAGCACCTGTATCCACTGTTTGCACTTGTGCAACAGCAGCCTTGACGCGTGCGTCAAGATCAGCTTGAGCTTTTTCTTGAGCTGCTTTTTCTTGAGCAGCTTTAGCCTGGGATTCAGCAATTGCTTTTGCTGTTTCAGCAGCGGCTTGTTTAGCTGTATCGGCTAACAGTTTTTCCAATTCTTTAGGATCCATGTTCCATTCTTCCTTTGTAGTATTGCCACTTGCTTCCACGTGGGACTCTAGCCCTTTAGCTGATTCCTGCTTGGGCGCAAATTGCAGTTTAAAAGATTTAAATTCCTCGGCCGTATTAAACGACTTTGAAAGACTAAATAGTGTGTTTTGATTTGCGGGTACGGATACAACTGAAATTTCAGTTAGCTCCAGCTCTTTAACAACAAACAGCTCTTTAGCTGCGTCATATTCAGCATCAATAATACGAAAACCGATACTAAATGCACTTAGAACCCCGTCTTTGATAAGATTAAATACTTCGCCTGCAGCTGCAGAAATCCTAGCCTTAATCCAAAGTCCGCGGTTATCAATTCTGTGGTCTACCATTCTGCCCACTGGTTCGCTGTGTTGGTGATAGGCTAAAATTACCGGGTTATTTAGGTAATTTGTAATACCACTTTTCCAGACACTGGAGGGCACGATATCACCTTGTCGATCAGCATCTGCGGTACTTGCGTAGCCTTCGATCATAATCGAGTCGATGTTCATATCTTTGGTAGGTAGATTGCTCTTAGTAAAAGTACTTGTTAAAGTAATAAGTTTGTTTTTATCTACCATGTATTCTCCCTGTTATTCAGATCCGGAGGCGGGACGACCCCCTTGGGCTGGGTTTACAGCACTACCAGCAATATTTGCAGGTATTCTTAATTCGTCATTGCCTGCAATAGTTGGATACCGCAACTCTACTCTAGCTTCATTGGGAGTAATAATACCGCCATTTACTAGTGTTTGATGGTAGGTAGCAATATCTTTTAATTCTGGTTGCAGTGCGCTTACATTAGTGGTGATTGCGTCTACGTCATAGCCATAGTAGCGTTCTAGTGCACTAATAAATTTTCTAACTGCTGGCAGCACTGTTTCTAAATAGAACAGGCGCAGGTTAGGTGAAATATTAGCATTATTACCGCCTGCTAAGAGCAGTGGTGGAACACCTAGTACGTGTAGGAGTAGCTCGTTGTGAGTTTTAATTGCCTGATCAAAGTCTAGGTCTTTAAAACTGTCGTTGCTAATAGAGTGTGGCTTTAGGCCTGAATCTAAGATTACTGGACGCTTGCCGCCCGACTTAGCACTGTAGCGTTGCAGCCAGTACTGAATTGTTTTTTCCTTGGCCGCTTGTGACAAGGTATTATCACTGGTAAGCACAAAACCAAATACTGCACCGTTGTCAAAAAACTGTGTTTGAAACTGGTGCATTGAATTTAATAAGTCAATACTGTGTTGTGCAGCTTCTAACCTACTAGCACCACGATAAATACTAGTAGAGCTTAAATCGCGAAAGTGAAATACTTCAGACTCCTTAAACTCGATATAGCCATTGTAACGATAGCCACGAATAAACGTTTTAGGGTCTGTTAAGATTTCAGTGTTCTGTGCAGGCAAGTGGTACATAAATGCACCGTCGTAATGAATAAATACGTTGCCCTCCAAGATCAAGTCAGTAAAAATGGCTTGACGAAATTCTTGTGTGCTTTGATAGGGATTAGGTCTGTAGTTAAGCAGAGTATTTAACTGCTTTTGGCGCACGCCAGTTACTACACCTTCATACAACTTATCTTTAATATCGTAATCTAGACTACTACAGGCGCTAACAATCATGTTTACGCCACGATTAATAACCTCTAAATTCCTAAATGCTACTTGGTAGCTAAACTTTGCGGTTGTGGGAATGTGTGTTCCCTCAGCCTGTGCAATTCTAACCTGTGCTGGATTTAGCTTTTCACGAAACCAATCCACACTATTCTTAATCCAACTCATGGTTTGTCCTAAATAAATTCGCTAAAGAAACTACCATAGCTTTGCTTAGGAACACCACGACCACCACTGGCAACTTTTTCACGTTGAATCTCAATCCAGCGTGCTTGTTTGGGTTCGCTGCCAGGCTGAGGAGCCTTACCGTACACACCGTGTAGCGCTACATGATGAGGATTACAAAGTGTGTAAACCTGATCATATAACTCTGCATGATGACTACTAATAAACTCGTCCCTGACAGCTAAGATTCCCTCATCAGTACTAATATCGTAACCGCATCGTTGTGCCCAGCGCTCTAGTAAGAGCGTTATGCTGTGCAAGTGATGCAATTCCAAGTCCTGAGCTGTGTTGCAAATATAGCAATGATCCTGCTTTTCATAAGCCGACTTGGCTTTATCTCTAACGTGTTTGACGGGAATCCGTTTGTTTGTATTTTTTGCCATTACTTTAAGGAGCTGCGTAACATCCACGAATGTTTTTTGTGTGCGTCCTGACGATCTGCTAGGAAGTTTGATAGGCCGTGATCGCCAAAAGTTTCTGCAACCATAAATAGCTGCTGAAACTTTAGTGCCATCATATCTGAATCTAGTAGCAACTCCTGCAGCATAGACCGCCAATCACCAGGCATATTTTCATCTTCAACATAAGTTAGTTGTGAAAACTGTGATAGGCTAGCAGGTGTGACGATTTGCAGTGCGCGAAGTTCTTCAGCATACTGATCAATGCTACCATAAACTTCGGTATAGATACGCTCAAACAGTTCGTGCAGCTCACCAAACAGCATACCTTCTACGTTCCAGTGAAAATTTGCAGCTTTTAGGTAAAACGCAAACTCGCTGGCAAATGCGCGTTTTAGTTCTAGGTAGTACTCTGTTTTGTCCATGATCTTATTTAGTAATTTTTTATGATACTGGTATTGTACACCCTAGGCACAAATAAGTCAACGTAAATTTTTTATGACCTAGCTACTTAAAATTTATACCTTGCAAAGTGACCCGGGTTTAAAGTATAATAAACTAAATTAGGAGAATTTTTATGACTTGTGGAATTTATAAATTAAAATTTAATAATACTAATAAATTATATATTGGGCAATCTATTAATATTGAAGATAGATATTTATCACATATACGAAATATGCGTTCTAATAATAGTTCTAATAAACTATTAGAGGCATATAATATATATGGTATTCCTCAATATGAAATAATTTTAGAATGTGCTGAAGATGAATTAGATATCTATGAAAACGAAGCAATACAGATATTTGATAGTTATAATAATGGATTCAATACACTTGAAACTGCTGAAGAAATGCCCAAATGGAAAAATAAACTAAAAGGTGAAGAGGGGCCGACTGCTATATATACAAATGATCAAATATTACAAGCAATTAATTTAATGTGTGATCCATTATTTACTTTAGTAAAAATATCAGAACTTACTAATATTAAATATACTACTATTAGAAAAATATCGCAGGGTACACAACACTTATGGGTTTTGGAACAATACCCTGAATTATGGAATAGAATGTTAGCTACTAGAACAGAACGTAAAGCTAATAATGTAAAAAATAGGTCTGAATTATTAAAATATAAATTTTGTGCAAAATCTCAAGGTATAGTATATCCTTTAGTTATATTTACAGATGGAACTGTGCATAATATAGAAAACTTTTCAGAATTTTGCAGAATTAATAATTTACAGGCTGCCAATCTTAGAAAAGTAATAAATGGCAAAAGAATTTCACACAAAGGTTGGAAATTATATAATCAAAGTGTATAAGTATAAAGTGCGTAACGGAGTGCATCAGCCATGTGCGAATATTTATCGTGCACTGGCTTTTCTCTGGTAAGTGTTTCACGACTATCCCAGCGATATTGTTGTAGTGTATCTAAAACATTTTGACAGTGTGGGGCAACCTTTAGTCTACCAGTTTCTACTAAGGTTTGCACATATGCGATGCCGGGTAATACGTCCTTTTTAGCCTTAGTAGTGGAAATGTTGTAGGTATAAGCAAGATCGCCTGCAAACTGTGCAGCGGCCGAATCTATAAACACCACTTCAATATTCCATTTTTCTATTAACTGGGTAAACGCAGCAGCATGCTTATCAGTGGTTTTTTGATTATCCAAATACTCATCAATAACCCAATAACACTCGGTATTAGGATTATAACTAATAACAACAAAAGATGTACTATCGCGATAACCAGGGTCACATCCAGCAATGTACTCGCAACCGTCTTGATGCTCATATTCTAGTACTCCCGCACTGCGATCAAAATTGTAGATTTGACCCTCAAACACATTAAAACTAGCCAAGTATTCTTGCTCAAACTCAGCTTTTGACATCGAACGCTTAGCTTCCTGCACGTCCGACTCTGCCATCCTAGAATTCTCAGTATAGTCTGCCTGAATGGAACACCACTCAGGATACTGATCGCCAAAGCCGCGTTGGTAAAATCTTGAAAACCAGTTTTGCTGACCGCGGGGTGTACTAATAAAGATGGCCTTGCTATTAGGTCTGTCTAGGGTAGGACGCAGCTGCACGTTAAATGCCGATTCACCGTCTGTGCCTAAGGCGGCCTCGTCAAACAGGATAATCTGATAGCTACGACCAACTGTAGAATCTACTGTGCTTAAGCTGCCCATTCTAATGGTACTACCATTGCTGAGCTCTACTACCTTGTCTTTTAGGTTATCTCGCTCTACCTCAAGATCAAAGTGTCTGATAAATCTACGCTGCAGTTCAAAGGAGATCGAACTCAGGTTATAGTTTGGCGAGATAATAAGCACATTACAGCCTGGGACTAGTGAGACCAGCTGTGCAATAATATTACTGATATAGGTTTTGCCTAGTCGTCTAGCAAGCGCAGCACAAACAAAGCGGTATTTAGGATTGTTGATAGCGTTGATTAAGGCAATCTGTGGACGATTCATTGAATCCCAAGCACCTAACAGCTTTAGGTAGTTTTCGATCGGCAGTTTAATAAAGCGCTCTGATACCGGAAACTCTGTGATCTCGTCCAGCTCAACATCTGGTCTTGAAACTTTAAGCAAGTTTATCTCCTAATAACTTCGAAATCAGTGCTCCATACTTGGTGCCGTCTCCACCCTCGTTAATCTGCACGTTTACTTGCGATTTAGGTCCAGCACGCTCCATGCGCAGCTTTTCCAGCTGAATCTCGCGGTCTAGTAATTCCATTGACATTTTATGCGACAGTGCCAGCAATTCAGCAATGTCTTTATTGCTGCCAACGTCTGCCTCCTCCATTTCCTGAAACTTGCGGCGTAACACAGCGTCCATAGCCGAACGCATCCTAAAGCGGTTGTTAAAGCCCAGGTCAAAAAATACCTGATTAATATAGGCTTTGACCTCAGGGCGCTTTAAGATTTGCGACACCTGAGCCGGAGCTAAGTCTAGGCTTTCACTACACTTGCCCACATCCTGTGTTTGTAGGTAGCAATTAGCCACTTCTAGTGCCTCAGGCGATATTTCTAGCACCTCGGCTGGTGCTACGTTAGTTAGGTTCATTTTCGTAACTTTTCTTCTAGGATAATAATACGTTCACGGTTAACAGTAATCTGATCGCGATTTGCCTGAATTTCCTTTTCCAAGTCCTGACGCAATTTTTCACGAGCCAGCTCAGCACCAGTATTAGTAGCCTGCTTATTATCGCTGGTGACTACTAAGCTAATTTTGCCGTTTAGGATAGTAACGTCATGTTGTAGGTTTTGCAGTGCAGTCATTAAGTAGACTACGCAGGTGAATAGGAGTGGTAAGAGTGCAAAACTAATTTTTTCAATTAACTGGCCTTTAGCATGGGCCTCTTGTAACTTTTCATCGCTCATGGCTTATCTCTCCACTAAGTTATCCCTGAAAATTTCCCAACACCGCTGCCAAGTCCAGTGTTGACTACTGTCTACTACCACTTCACGTGGAATGGTTAAGGCTCCAGCAACGGCTAAACCTAAATCGTCATTAACGCAACCGGTTCTGTAAGCCTCTACTACGTCCCTAGGCCCGCAAACCGGATAGCCTGCTATGGGTGTACCACAAGCCATTGCTTCCAGCATTACAATGCCAAACGTATCCCAGCGGCTGGTAAACACCAAGCAGTCTGCACTTTGGTAGTACTTGGCTAAGGCTCTGCCCACCTGCATACCCACAAATTCTACCCTGGGATACTTCTTACGCAAATACTCTAGCTGAGGCCCACTGCCTACCACTACCTTCCTAGCACCAGGATACTCCAACCTACAAAAATCTTCGCAGTTCTTTTCCACCGACACCCTGCCAACCCATAGGAGTGTAGGATACTTGCTACTACCAGGACCCGGCCAGAACAGGCTACGATCTACGCCACGAGTCCAAGGTACCAAGTCGCCCTTAAATCCACGTTCATGCAACTCCACAACCATGCTTTCGGTAGTAGCTAAAACTTTGCCCGAATGCTTATGAAACCAGCGCAAGTATCTATAAGTCCAACTGGTAGGAATCTTATAGTAACGCTTAAGTGCCTCTGGAATCTTAGTGTGATAGCTGGTATTATACCGCCAACCATGTTTATCCATCCAGCAGCGGGCAGCTAAGCCTACAGGACCCTCAGTTGCAATATGTACGTAATCTGGTCTTAGCCAGTCCAGCGTTTTACCAATGCCACGAGGCCACGATAGCCTAATATCACCATAACCAGGAGCACCACAATTAGGGAACTGCCTGGGATCCAAATATATAAAGTAATA